AACAACATAGAACAGCAGTCGTTGGAATTTGTCAGAGATTGCGTTAATCCGTGGGTCAGACGTTGGGAGCAGGAACTGTTAAAAAGTTTGGTCTTGCCTTCGGAACAGGAAACGTATTTTATAAGGTTTAACGTGGACGGTATGCTCCGAGGCGATTACGAAACGCGCATGAAAGGTTATTCGATCGGGATTCAAAACGGGTTCTTCTGCCCGAACGACGTGCGCCGGCTCGAAAACATGAACGAGATTTCCGAGGAGGACGGCGGGTTTAATTATATGGTGAACGGCAATATGACCAAATTAAGCGAAGTCGGCTCTGCTTATAAAAAAGACGACGACAATTAAGGAGCGGTGTTATGAGAAAGTTCTGGAACTTTACCGATTCGGGCGACGGCGATGAGAGAATTCTGCGATTGGACGGTGCTATTTCCGACGAAACGTGGTGGGGCGACGAGGTAACTCCCGAGGCGTTCAAGTCGGAACTCTACTCCGGTACGGGCGATATTTCCGTGTGGATTAACAGTTGCGGCGGGTGCGTATTCGCGGCGGCGCAGATTTATAACGCATTGAAAGAGTATTCTTCAAAATCGGGGAAAGTAACCGTTAAAATTGACGGAATCGCCGCTTCTGCCGCAAGCGTTGTCGCTATGGCGGGTGATTCGGTATTGATGTCGCCCGTCTCCTATTTGGTAATCCACAACCCCGCCACGATCGCGATCGGCGACAGCGAGGAAATGCTCCGCGCAAAAGAAATGCTCGACGAAATAAAACAGGGGATTATTAACGCCTACGAGGTGAAAACGAAACTCCCGCGCGACGAGATTTCCCGCATGATGAGCGAGGAAACCACATTTAACGCGAAATCCGCCGTGCTGTTTGGATTTGCGGACGGAATTCTATATGAGAATGAAATAACAAATAAAATCGGAGGTGACGGCATGAACAAAATGGTAGAAATGCTCGAAAAGCGGGCGAAAATATGGGACGTGGCGAAAAACTTTCTCGAAAGCAAGCGCGACGAATCGGGGACGGTTTCCGACGAGGACAAGGCGGTTTATGAGAAAATGGAGGCTGACGTAAACGCGCTTACAAGCGAAATCGAACTGCTCGAACGGCAACAGCAGATTGAGGCGAGTATCAAACGCGCTCCCGACAAGCCAATTCGGAACAATCCGACCGCGACCGGCAATACGCGTGGCGGGACTGCCTCCGATACATACGGCGAGAACTTTTGGAACTTAATGCGCGGCAAGCCGTATGTACAAAACGATTTATCGGTAGGAACGGACTCAAAAGGCGGGTATCTCGTTCCCGACGAATTCGAACGTACTCTCGTGGAATCGTTGGAAGAACATAACATTATGCGGCAATTGGCTCACGTAATCAGCACGTCGAGCGGCGAACTGCAAATTCCGGTCGTCGCCACCAAAGGCACTGCGAGTTGGATTAACGAAGCCGAGGAGATCCCTACAAGCGACGCGGGATTTTCGCAAGCCACTCTTTCCGCTTATAAATTGGGGACGATGATTCGCGTGTCGCAGGAGTTGTTGGACGACAGCGCGTTCGCTCTTGATTCGTTTATAGCAAAAGACTTCGGAAGGCGGATCGGCGTTCTCGAAGAAGAGGCGTTCATTGCGGGCGACGGCGTTAATAAACCTACCGGCTTTTTGGTTACCGCTCCGGTCGGAGTAACCGCCGAAAGCGAAGTCACTTTTGACGACATTATGGATTTATACCACAGTTTAAAATCTCCCTACCGCAGTAAAGCCGTGTTTATAACCAACGACTTAACCGTGAAGTCGTTCCGCAAGCTCAAAGACGCTAACGGTCAGTATATTTGGCAACCCGCCGTAACCGCCGGAACTCCGGACACCATTCTCGGCAGACCGGTTTATACTTCGGGTTTTATGCCCGTGATCGGCGCAGGTGCGAAAGTCATGGCTTTCGGCGATTTCTCCTACTACTGGATTGCCGACAGAAAAGGCAGATTCTTTAAAAGGCTTGACGAGTTGTTCGCAAGCACAGACCAAGTCGGCTTTAAGGCTACGCAGAGAGTTGACGGCAAGCTGATTCTTCCGGAAACCGTAAAGGTTTTACAGATAGGGTCATGATCGGCTCGTTGTTGGAAAAAGTCAAAGCCAATTTAATTCTTGAACACGACAAAGACGATGATTTGTTGACTCACTATATCGCGGTGGCGGTCAATTATGCGGAATCGTTTCAAAATGTAGAAACGGGGTATTACAAGAAGAAAAAGAATTCGATGTCCCCGACTACCGAGCAAGCGATTATTATGCTGTCGTCGCATTTTTACGAAAGCCGCGACGGTTCGACTGCGGGGTTCTTCGGCGACAGCGTTCAGGCGGGACAGCAAGTGTGGAACACGGTGAATATGCTGTTGCGGTTGGATAAGAAATGGAGCGTGTGATGTCATTCGGGAAAATGAACGCTTTTATTGATATAGTGGATGTCGTCATAAACAAAGACCCCGAGGGGTTCGCGGTTAAGTCGGACACCGTGCTTGCGAGTGTCCGCGCTTATAAAGAGGAACGCCACGGCACGAAAATATGGGCGAACCGCGCGGCGTTCTCGAACGCGACTTGTATGTTCAGATTTCGGGTGATTCCCGATGTTGAGATTACCGACAAACTGCAAATCTTGAATGACGGAAAGCGGTATAGAATTCTCAGCGCGGAAGACGTGCGCGGTCGCGGAATGTATGTTGAAGTTTTAGCGGAGAGATTGGAGGCGAGTAAAAATGGCGCAAGTTAAATTCACCATGCCCGACGATTTTTTGGAGTCGGTATCCCGCCTTGAAAGCCGCGCGGACGATATTATCCCGCGAGTGTTGGAAGTCGGCGGCGACGTAGTCCTCGCGAAAGTTCGCGGTAATCTGCAATCGGTGATCGGGAAAAATATCAAGTATAAACCGCGTTCCACGGGGCGGTTGGTCTCTTCTTTGGGAATGTCCCGCGCACGGCTCGACAGGAACGGCGATTATAATGTCAAGATCGGGTTTCGCGAGGACAGGCGGGGGAAAGCGAGTAACGCGATGATCGCGAACATTCTCGAATACGGCAAGCATGGACAGCCGCCGAAACCGTTCCTTAAACCCGCGAAGTCCGCAAGCCGCACGGCTTGTATCGAGGCAATGAAACGCGCGTTGGAAAATGAAATAAACAAATTATGAGCATTTTATCCGAATTGACGGAGTTGTTGTCAAAGTTAAACGTGCGGGTTGAAACCGGAGTATTCAGCGATGTCCCGCCGAGCGAATACGCGGTCATAACTCCGCTTGCCGATGTTTTCGGTTTATACGGCGACAATCTTCCCGAATATGAAACGCAGGAGGCGAGATTATCGCTGTTCACAAAAGGCAACTACACCGAGTTGAAATCGAAAGTCGTCGGCGCGGTTCTGACTGCCGAATTCACAATTACCGAGCGGCGGTATATCGGTCACGAGGACGATACGGGCTACCATAATTACGCGGTAGATTTGGCGAAAATTTATCAAATAAAGGGGGAATGACAGTGGCTACAATCGGCATGGATAAGCTGTTCTACGCAAAAATCACGGAGGACGGCAACGGAAACGAGACTTACGGCAAACCGATTCCGTTGGCGAAAGCGATTAAAGCGGATTTATCCATTGAATTGGCGGAGGCGGTTATGTACGCCGACGACGGAGCGGCTTACGTTATCAAGGACTTCAAGTCGGGTAAGCTGTCGCTCGGGGTGGACGACATCGGTGTGACGGCGGCGCAGGACTTAACGGGGGCGGTCGTCGACGACAACGGCGTTTTGATTTCCGCAAGCGAGAACGACGGAATGCCCGTCGCGGTCGGTTTCCGCGCGTTAAAGCCCGATAACCGCTACCGCTATTTTTGGCTGTATCGGATAAAATTCGGGATTCCCGCCGCAAATTTGCAGACGAAAGGCGATTCAATCACGTTCAACACGCCGACCGTCGAAGGTACGCTCATGCGGCGAAACAGAACCGACGGAATGAACAATCATCCGTGGAAAGCCGAAGTCACGCAAGGCGATCCGAATGTGGACGACAAGACGATTTCCGATTGGTTCGCCGAAGTTTACGAGCCGGTTTATACGAGTAGTTTCGCTCAATCTGGGGAGGTGCAACCGAATGGATAACGAACGCAGTGCCGTCATAAAAATGGGCGGCGAGGATTACGAGTTAATTCTCACCACGAAAGCCACAAAAGCGATCGCGGGGCGTTACGGCGGGTTGGAAAATCTCGGCGAAAAGCTGATGAACGCCGATAATTTCGAGTTAGCCTTGGACGAAATCGTGTGGCTTTTGACTTTATTGGCGAACCAGTCGGTTTTGATTTATAACTTGCGGCATAAGGATTCGCCGAAAGAGCTGTTGACCGAGGAAACCGTCGAACTGCTGACTTCGCCGTTGGAATTAGCCTCCTACAAAACCGCGATCACGGAGGCGATGTTCAAAGGAACGGCTCGGAACGTGGTCAGCGAAGGGGAAATCGGCGAACTAAAAAACGCGACCGCCGAGTAAAGGATAATGAGGTTTTTACTCGGCTGTACTATTTCGGGACTGTTCAAATGCGTATGAACGCCGACGATTTTTGGCTTTGTCCGCTCGGGGAGTTCTTGGACTTGTGGGCTTGCCATAAGCAGTTTTTGGGGTTGGAAAAGGCGGGGAGGGAGTTGACGGTGGACGATGTTATTCCGTTATAATTCGTTAATATCATTTAATAAATTGTTAATATCATCTTTCAAAATATTAGCCCAATCCCTGCGATAGTACATTACACGCACCACATATACAGAAGAATTCTTCTCGTTAATAACGTAAAATATAATATGGTTCTTTGCGGCAACTGACCTAAATCCTTTTAACGCTAATAAATCGTCAAGTAAAAGAGGGTAGAGTTGCGGATTGTTTCTCAATTCGTTAATCTTACTTTGTAATAACGATATACGGCGTTTTGCGGCAGTCGGGTTTTGTAAAACGATTTTGATATATTTGCGAATTTCACGTATATCGCTTTTGGCAGATGGTGAAATTATGATTTTGTACTTCATTCATCTTCCATCCAAAATTCTTCCATAAACTCGTCAAAATCTGTTCCTTCGCCGTTTTCGATTTCTTTCAAACCTTGCTCAAGTAAACTGTATAATTCATAACGCGCAAGAATTTCTTTGTAAGTCTCGGCGTTAATCACAACCAAATCTTCTACTCCGTCTTTGGTTATTACCATTGATTGTTTATTTGAACGGCAAAAGTCGGACACTTCATTATAGTTGTTGAGTAAGTCCGTGCTTGTTCTGACATTAGGCATCATAGTGTATATCCCCCTTGTTTCTTATAATATAGGTATTATACCATAATTTATGCGTTTTGTCAACCCATTGAATAGTTTTCAGAGAGTTTTAAACTTTAATAACCATGGCACACCGTAATTTTTATCAATCCTTTTGTTTAAAATCGCAGTTGAAATTATGATATACGAGAGCGAACAAACAATCATTGAAATAAGTGGTAAAAAATCATTTATGCCCCAAAGAACCCACAAGGGTATCAACGTTGGAAAAAAACAGCAGAACACTGCGATATAGGTTACAGATTTCTTGCTTTTTGTTTCGTTTTTCTTAAATTCTTTTTCAATAAAATTATTTATGGATTTTAAATTCTCGAACTTTTCTATGTTCAATAATATATTGCCAACAACGATACAGGATTTTTTATAAGTGTTTTGCCAAGCAAACATACCCACTGTTGTATAATGTAATAATATACCAAGCAAAAATAGTGCTACTAAAACAACATTCTTAATTATAATATACTGTTGTGGATCTTTGAAAAATACTATTGAAAAGCAGATTGTTGCAGTTGTACCCCATATCCCCATTAATGTATTTCTTTTATTTATTTGGTCTTGCAACATTGAATAACATTGGCGTGAAAGTTCTGAAAAGTATTGCTTTTGATTTTCATTCATAGGTTTAAGCTCCTTATCTGTATATCATTAATTATACCACACCTTGTCCGAAATTTCAACCCTTTTCCCCTAAATTTTCCCAAGGAGGCGACCGTCATGTCCGACTTCGGCTTGCGTATAGGCATCGAAGGCGAATCCGCTTTCAAAGCCGCATTGCGCGACATAAACCAGTCGTTCCGCGTACTCGGATCGGAGATGACGTTGGTGACTTCCCAATTCGATCGCAACGACCGCTCCGTTAACGCGCTGACTTCGCGAAACGCCGTCTTGAACAAGGAAATATCCGCGCAGAAAGACAAAATCGAAACGCTGAAAGCGGCGTTGGATAACGCCTCAGACTCATTCGGCGACAGCGACAAACGAACGCAGAACTGGCAGATTCAACTGAACAAGGCGCAAGCCGAGCTCAACAACATGGAGCGGGAACTCGGCGAGAAC